AACCACCTCCGAGCCGGTACATGGGCCAGCCCGTCTGATGCAGCACGGGGCACGTTCCAGAACAACGCGATCAATTTTGACGGCGCGAGCGATTATTACAGCCTGCTGAACGCCATCAGCATCACTGAGAGCATGACCGTGGTGCGGGCGTTCAAGAGGGCGAGCGCGGGGATTAAGTCTGAAGGGCTGGGGCTCGCTGCAAACAGCACAAGTGGTGCTGATGGGCGCTGGTTCACCGACAATTTCGAGAGGGTGGCGCTAGGCGGGTCATCTTTGCAGAGCGCGGGCGCCAACACCTCTACAGGATCGTTTGTTTACGCTTCCAGCCGAAACGCCTCAACAATGTCGCTGAGGCGCAACGGCGCGAGCGTTCTTAGCGGGTCTGCGCCCGCAGTCTCAAGCGCATTTGAGTTCCTCGGTCGGGCTGCGGGCAACTACAACTCCGGCGAAATCTCCTTCCTAGCCGTATTCCCCACAGAGCTAACCGGCGCAGACCTAACCCTTGTTGAGCAGATCGCAGCCGCAACCAATGGCGCGGTGCTGGCATGACCGACCGCCTCGGCTTCATTCTCTGGCCCGTGATCGCGCTCCTGGCGGGCTGCGCCGTGATGGCGAAAACCGACGCCGCCCTGATGGGCCGAGCGCCTGAACCGCTGACGGCCGGCAGGCACTTCGTCGTGACGGACACGCGGGCAAAGACGATGGCCAGCTGCGCGCGCCTGATCGGGATCCCCAGCCACACCTGCACGTACCGGCGCAACGGTGACACCATCCCGACGGTCTATATCTCGATCGAGGATGTGGGCCCGGTATACCGCCATGAGCTCTACCATGTGGCGCAGGACGCGCGCGGCGAGCCGATGGATCACAAGGGCTGGCGATGAATTCCCCTAGACTACGGCATACAGTGCCGCTATATCACCTCCTGCGGTCGCTGTGGCCGCACAGGAAAGCAAACGAGGATCAGATGCCCGACTATACGACAGACCAGGCCGACGAGGCCGTAACGCTGGCCGAGACGGCCGATGACGCAGACACGCCGGCGCCCGGCATCACGAAGGTCCGCGAGGAACTGGAAGGCGTGAAGGCGCACGAGACGCAGGGCAGCATGCCGGAGACACCGTTTGCCACGGGCCACAGGTCGGCCGGCATGGATCTGGGTGCCCGTTCGTTTGGCGAAGCGTTCGCCCGTGCACAGACCAACTACGGCGATGAATACGTTCCCGATCCGCCGGTGAAGGGATTCGAGCCGGGATCGTTCGACACCCATGCCAAGGATCCGGTGCTCGAGACGGCGAAGAAGTCGCCCGAAGAGATCGAGCGGATCCTGTTCGATGATGGGGAGCGCGCCTCGAGCGCTCCTTTCAATGGCCCGGCGCCCTACGTCGAGTCGGATGCTGAACGTGAAAAGCGTCTCGAGTGGGAAGCGCGCGACCAGCGCCGCGATGCGTGCCATATCGCGGCGCGGATGCACCAGGGCCGCGGGCTGAACATGCGCGATTTCCTGGACGAGTGCGACGTGATCGCGGAATACATCCGGGACGGCTACCTGCCGGACTTCACCGCTTAGGCGAAGTGCGTTTCGAATGAGCGAGAGCCGGGGCCTTTTCATGGGGCCCCGGCTTTTTCATGTCCGGGGCGGGCTTGATCAGGCAGGTGACAGGTGGTTTCAAGGTTCGCCGGGAAGGTAGAAGCTCTTCGGCGGATGCCGGGCACGGGCTGGTGCTTCTTGCGGGGGCGCCAGGGGGAAGTCGAGCCGGGGGCGCCTGATCCGCTCCGGCCAGCCTGCCCCTCTCCCGTGTCCGGTTAACCATGCAGAGATCGATCCACTTCCGCGGCAACGAGAAACACCCGCACGGCTCGCCGACGCTGCGCGAGTTCGTCATGGACCGCACGTCCGATGTGAAGCTGGTCGAGGGGCCGATCGAGTCCGGCAAGACGACGGCCGCGATCGCGGATCTCTATCTCGAGATGTGCCTGATGCCGCGCTGTCTGGACGGCGTCCGGCGCTCCCGGATGCTGGTCGTGCGCCCGACCTACGGCGAGTTGCACGAGACCGTGGTGAAGGACTTCCTGGAGTGGTTCCCGGAAGACATCTACGGCACGTATCGCGCCTCGGAGCCGTCGACGTACAAGATGAAATTCGAGGATGTCGAGTGCGAGGTGGTCTTCATGGCCCTGCTCGACGCCAAGAAGGAAACGCTGCGCAAGCTGCGCTCGACCCAGTTTACCAAGGCCTGGGTCAACGAGGGGCAGTATTGCCCACTGCAGCTGTTCACGGAGATCATCGACCGTTGCGGCCGCTATCCGTCGAAGTCGATGTGTCCCGGCTGGGACCGGCGCAAGCGGGCGATCCTGGACAACAACGCGCCGCCGACACACCACCACTGGATCCGGTTCATGCGGGGCGACGTGCCCCTGCCGGCCGACATGCCGGAAGACCAGAAGATGGCCTACCGCAAGCCGAAGGGCTGGACGTTCTACCGCCAGCCGCCGGCCGTGCTCGAGATCAAGAAGCCGGGCACCGGCGAACTGCTGGGCTACAAGATCAACCCGGTCGCCGAGAACCTGCAGTGGATGGGCGAGAAGGCCTATATCGGCAACATCGGCGGCAAGCCGCGCGACCAGATCGACCGCGACTATCGCAACGTCACGCGCCCGTCGCGCAGCGGCACACCGCGCTATCCCGGCTTCGACCGCGAGATCCATGTGGCAAAGGAAAAGCTGGTCGCCAACGATGGCCATCCGCTGATCCTGTCGTTCGACTTCGGGATGACGCCGGCCTGCATGTTCGAGCAGCGCATCGACGGGTGCTGGTACACGCTCTGGGAGCATGTCGCGACGAACGAGGACGCCGAAGAGCTGGCCGAGAGCGTGAAGCAGATCCTGGGCTTTCGCTTCCCGTTCCACCGCGAGACCGGGATCAGCGCGTTCGGAGATCCGCAAGGCGGCTGGAAAGGCTCGAACCGCCGCGCGACATCGTTTGCCATCCTCGAGTCGATCGCCGGCATTGTCGTGAAGGCGCCGGCGAAGAAGGACAGCCCGGAACTGCGCATGAATATCGGACGCAGGCTGCTGCGGGAGGGTTCAAACCACAGACCCAAGGTGCAGATCGATCCGCGCTGCGTGCGCCTTATCGAAGGCATGGACGGCGGCTGCAAGATGCGGCAGGTCATCACCGGCGATTCGGTGTCGGTGAAGGAAGAGGTGATCAAGGATCTCCATTCCCACCCGGTCGAGGCGTGGGAATACGACAAGTGGGGCTTCGGCGAGGGCAAGGATCTGCTGATGCGCGCGCCGGGCACCGAACGGCGGGGCCGGGTGATCAACACCGCGGCCGGCAAGAAAGGCTTCGGGGCCGAAGGGCGCACCTGGGCCTCGGTCTCCAGGAGGTGACATGGTAGACGAGATCACGCCGTCCGACATGGAAGCCCTGCCTGAAGTGGCGGTCTGGAACCTGGTGTTCCTGGCGCATCCGCGCGAACACTGGTGGGACTTCCTGACGCCGGAGCCGTGGCGCCATGTCTGCGCCTTTGGCTACGCGAACGGCCGCTGGATCGTCTACGACGCCGGCGATACGCGCTCCCAGATCATGGTGATGAACAGCTATCAGTTTGATATGTGGTTCGACACGAAGCGGGAACGTGTGACGGACATCGTGCGCGTCCGGGTCAACAATGATGCCGGCCTGACCGGGCGTCTCGGGCTGTGGTGCGTGACGGCGGTGAAGCACCTGGCCGGGATCCGGTCCAGTGCGTTGAGGCCGAGGGCGCTTCATCGTGACTTGATCCGGTCCGGATGCGAGAGAGTTCCCTATGGTCATGAAGGCGCCAAAGGTTAAGGAAAGCCCTGAGGCCGCCAGCGCGCGCCGCCGGGCCGAGGCCGACGCCGAGAAGAACCTGATCGGGGAAACGCGCCGCGGTGTGACAGCTGAAACCGCTGCGATCCTGCGGCGGTTCGGGATCAAGGCCGCGCTGGCCGGCTCACCGGGCGCGGTGGCGGCCGTCACTGGCGGCGGCGGGCCGGGCGGCGGGTTCTCCGGCGGGTTCGGCGGCAATGGCGGCGGATCCTACAATCCCGGCACGTTCGGCGGCTTTGCGTCGGGTGGCTTCGGCGGCGGCCGGGGCGCAAGAGAGGCGGCATAATGGCATCGGTCACTAAACTCCGGTCGGCGGGAAAGCGCACGCCGACCGCTGAAGACGCGCGGCTGACACAGATCCTGGAAGAAGCGCGTACCGCGCGGTCTGTCTTCGCGACGACATACAACAATTTCTATTCGATGGCGGCGCCGTGGCGCCCGCGCGTCGGTGAGCGCAGCACGCCGTCGAATCCGCGTGCGCCGTCAGAGCAGGACGACATCTTCGACACGACGCTGCAGGACGCCGTCGATGACTGGGCGTCGGACTGCGGCGACGAGTTCACGCCGTCCTACCGGCCGTGGACGACATACACCGGCATGACGTCGCTCGAGCAGTTTTCGAAGCCGACCCAGGAAAAGATCAAGGCGCTGGCGCAGAGCCAGATGAACACGGTCTATGACAGCATCAACGCAAGTTCGTATGAAGAGCAGAGTCAGGAAGCCTGGACGGATCTCGCGATCGGTCCGACCGGAATGGATATTCCATACACGGCGCCGGGCCTGCCGCTGTCGTTCGAACATGTTCCGTTAGCCGAGCTGCTGTTCGTGCCCTCGCCGTATGGCGGGATCGGCGACCGGGCCAGGGAGCGTGAGATCCAGGTCAAGCATCTCGATGTCATGTATCCGAACATCGACTGGTCGCACCTCGGGACGAAGGAAGTCCGGCGGATGACCACGACGACGGTCACGATCACGGAGATGCACACCCGGGACTGGTACAACCGCTCCGAAGAGGTCTGGACCTTCGTGGTCATGGAAGGCGGCATGACGGTGTCGAAGCCCCAGGTCACGCGCGGCGACGGATCCTGCCGGCTGATCATCGCCCGGCCGCGGGTGTCGGCGCCGTCTGCCTACGGCATCGGCTTTGCCAACAAGGCGATCGCGCCGAGCCGCGCGCTGGACCAGATGGCCTATCTCGCCCTGAAGCGCGAAGGCCGCGCGCTGGATCCGCCGACGATCTATTCCGACCCAGAGCAGACCCTGAACGTCGAAGGCGGCATGGATAACGGGGTGTGGTACGAGGCCGGCGACGGGTTCGAGGTCAAGGAGATCTATCCCCAGTCCGATGCCCGCGAAGTCTGGTTCAAGCAGGAAGACCTGCGCGCGATGGTTCGCCGGGCGCTGTTCCAGGACAAGCCCTACCAGCGCGGCGACACGCCGCCGAGCGCGACCCAGTGGATGCAGGAAGAGGAACGCAACGCGCGCCGCAAGGGCTTTCCGCGCGCCCGGATCACGAATGAATGGGTGCTGCCGATCCTGCGCCGCGTGACGCACATCCTGAAGGAACGCAAGCAGATCGAGGACTTCGACTTCGAAGGCAAGCTGATCCGGTTCGAGCCGATCTCGCCGATGTCGCGTGCCTCGGATCTGAACGAGGTGACGATGGCAGATCGCCATATCACGATGTTCGCCGGCCGCTTCGGCGAAGAGGCGATCGATTATTACGACGTTCCAGAGATGATGGAGAACGCCCGCAAGAAGATGGGTACGACGGTTGTTGTTGTGGAGACGGCTGAAAAGGTCGCCGAAAAACAGCAGCGCCGTGCCATGATGCAAGCCGCCGCAAGCGGTAAACTCATGCCAGGAGATCAGGCCGCATGACACAGCCCAGCTGGGAAGACATTGAAGCAGAGCGCCGCGGTGCGGCCATCGCGCCGGACGCGCCCTTCGACCACATCACGCGGGTCATGGAGCGGATCGGCCTGACGGCCGACGGCAAGAAACTGCGCGAATGGCTCCACGATTCGGTGATCCTCCGGAAGATTCCGCGAGGCCTTCCCGAGAGTGCGTTGAGAGACCTTGTCGCAGAACAGAGGTTCGCCGGCAGATTATACGACCTGCTGCTGGAGACCGACGTTGCCCCAACCCGCAAATCCAAACCAACCCGCCCCGGCCGCGACAGCCGCACCCGCAGCGACGGGTTCGCCCGCAGCTAGCGGGTTTGCTGCCGCGGCGCCGGCGCCTGCCGCGGGTGATCCTCCGCCCGCTGCAGGCGCCGGTGATCCGCCGGCGGGCGCCGCTCCGGCGGCCGGGGCGGGCGATCCCCCTGAAATTCCCGAAGCCTACCGCGCCGCGGATGGCACCCTGGATCCGGCGAAGGCGCTGGAGTTCCTGACCGCGTCCGAAGCCGAGAAGGCCGCCCGGATCGAGAAGTTCGGCGAAGTCCCGGAAGGCGACTACGTGTTTTCCGAAGTCGAACTGGAAGGCGGCGACAAGCTGTCGGTCGATCCGGACAACGAATTCCTCAAGGGCGCCGTCGGCATCCTGAAAGAAGCCGGCATCGGCCAGAAAGGCGCGGATCAGCTGATTGGCGCCTATCTCAAGGCGTTCGCCAGCGACGTTCCGAAGGTGATCGAATCCGTTCGCGAAGCCGAGACGGCGCGCGTCAATGCCGAGATCGACTCCCTGGGCGCCGAGAAGACGGCGCGGATCGAGAAGGTGTCGTCCCAGGTCGACGCGCTTATGGGTTCTGCCGAAGCCCCCGCAAAGGGCGCCGGCCTCAAACTCCTGAACGATATTCGTTCACGCGAGACGTTCGAGATTGTCGAGAAGCTGTTGTCGCGGCTCGATCCTGACGGACACCGTCGGCAACCGGGCGGTCAGGCCCCGGGCGCCGACTCAAACGACCCTGTGGTGGATCTCTACGGATCCCGTGGCACGAAAAAAGGAGCTGCCTGATGGCCGTCATTGGTCAATCTGTAATTCAACTGATCGACATCCTGAGCCAGCGCGGCCCCGACGGGAAAGCGACGTCAGCGATGATCAACCTGATGTCGAAGTTGTCGCCGGTCTACCGCTATGCGCGGTCCGGTCCGTGCAACAAGAAGACGTCGCACCAGCACAACGTCCTGATCAGCCTGCCGGCTGTCGCGTTCGGCCGCCTCTACAAAGGTACGCCGCAAAGCAAGGCCGGCTTTACGATGGTGGAAGACACCACCGGCTGGATCGAAGGCATGGTCGAAGTCGACACGCGCCAGCTGGAACTTCACCCGGGCGAAGAAAACGTCGTGCGGATGAACCAGGCGGCCGGCTATGTCGAGGCCATCGCGCAGGAGTTCGAAAGCTCGTTCTTCTACGCCGATGACATCACGTCGCCGGACGAGTTCAAGGGCCTCGCGGCCCGCTACAACACGATCGCGACATCCGGCGCCGGGCGCCAGATCATCGACGCCGGCGGCACCGGGTCCGACAATACGTCGGTCTGGTTCGTCACCTGGGGCGATCAATACACGTCGCTGCTGCACCCCGAAGGCATGGACGCCGGTATCCAGAAAAAGGATAAGGGCGAGCAGATGGTCACGGACAGTGACGGCGACAAGTATTTCGTCCTGATCGAGATGTGGACCCTGCACTGCGGCGTGTCGGTCGGCGACTACCGCTACAACGTGCGGATCGCGAACATCGACGTCTCGAACCTGATCGCGGGTTCGGTCGACATCTACAAATGGTTCCGCAAGGCGTACTACCGCCTGAAGAACCGCACCTTCCCGGGCGGCCTGCAGATGATCTATCTGAACGCCGATGTGCTGGAAGCACTCGATGCCGCGAACACCAACGCGACGGGTACGGACAACTACATCCGTCTCGGCTCGATGGAACTCGAGGGCGAGGAAGTGCAGACCTATCGCCGGAAGCCGCTGATGGAAACTGAAGCGCTTCTCAACACAGAAGCCCGCGTGGTCTAACCGCCTTCGCCTCAAACCCTCTGGGGAAAAGAACATGATTATCAACAACGAACTGATCTTCTCCGACAACCAGGCGATCACGGCGGACGCTGCGTCCACCAACATCATCGACCTGCTGGCGGCGGGGATTGCCTACGGCGATGCGGCGGCCCTGCCGCACGACCGCACCCGGCTGAAGAAGATCCCGCTGCTGTTTGTCATCACGGAAGCGTTCAACACGCTGACCAGCCTCGATGTCAGCCTGCAGACGGACTCGACCTCCGCCTTCGGATCGCCGGCCACGGTGTGGACGCACAACTTCCTGCTCGCCGGCCTCACCGTCGGCGCGCGGCTCCCGTTCGACATCCTGCCGAACAAGATCACGGAGCAATTCGTGCGCTTGTATTACAACGTGAACGGCACGGATCCGACGACGGGCAAGATCTTCGCCGGCATCGTGCCGTCGGTGCAGAACAACCCGTAAGGAGAAGAACGCATGGCTTTCAAGGTCAAGGCAAAGCAAAAAGGGTACTACGGCTATCGGATCAGGAAGCCGGGCGAGGTGTTCCATATCGAGCGCCAGAGCGAATTCGGATCCTGGATGACGGCGGTCGGCTGGACGCCGCCGCGGGTCAAGCCTTCCGAAGTGGACCCGGATGCGACCGGCGACGCCAAGCTGCTCGGCTTCAAGGGTTCGAAGCCGAAATATGTCGAGGGCGACATCGAGATCGACCTGACCGAAGCCCTGCAGCGGGCCTGCGACGAGAAGGGCCTGAGCGTTGCCGAATGGAACGCCCTGGCCGAGAAGGAGCGCCGGGCCTACACCGGGACGGCGGTCAAGCTGCTGATCGAAGAAGAACTCGCCGCGCGTGAAGACGACGAAGGCGATGAAAGTGACGGGGAAGACGACGACGAAGGTGACGAGGACGACGACACCTGAGGCGAGAGCCTGAACCGTAAACTGAGAGCCCCGGCTGCGAACCCACCCCGCAGCCGGGGTTTTTCTTAGTGCGTTTCGGACCCCGGTGCGGGCGGGCGACATAGCGCCATGTCGATCATCACGAGCAAACTTGAACTCTTCCAGGCCGTCATGCCGATGGTCGGCGCCAACGTGCCGGCGTCGCTGGACGCAACCCTGCCTGAGACGATCGCGCTGAACGCGTTCTACGAGATCATGGTGAAGGCCGCGCTCGAGGGGCACGGCTGGTCATTCTCGACCACGGAAGCCGCACTTACGTATCAAGGTGAGACGGACTCGCTGCCGCTGTATTCCTACACGCTGCCGTCGGACGTGATGACGCCGAGGATCTGCCTGCTCGCCGGGCAGCGGTTCCGGGAGTTTGAACTGCGCGGCGGCAAGCTGCTGTGCAACCTGTTCGAAGCTGAAAACTTCACGATGATCTACACCTACCGGGCGCTGGAATCGACGTGGACCGCGCAATTCACGCTCGCGATGCTGCACCGGGCGGCGGGGTATCTGTGCAACGGACTGCTCGATCGCCCGGAACAGGGCGAGGCGCTGGACCGGAAGGCGGACCGGCTGCTGGCGAAGGCCAAGCGCAACGATCGCAACACGTTCCAGGGGCCGGTCGGCCAGGCCGATCCTGTCCTGGTCATGGCATGGCAAGGACAAAGGGAGCGGCGCACCCCGCAAGGGCTGGTCGGCATCAACACTGGCAAGATCACGTAGGTTCCTGTCTTCGCTCGACATCGGGCAGGTCAACGAAGATTTCCTCCGAAACGCTCAAGAGGGCTTCCTGCAGCGTGCCTGCAAGACAGCCCTGAACGTCGTCCTGAAGGCGGGCGGCTCTGGTGCCATGCGGCGGCCGGGCAGCAACCGGCTGGCGAACCCCGTCGGCGCCTCGAGGCGCTTCACGTATGAGGGGCGCGGCTTCAAGGAACACCTGGACTTCTCGAACGGCCGGGTCGACGTCTACTCGTCCGCCGGCGCGCTGCTGCAGACCATCACGTCGTCGGTTCCGTGGGACACGGACGATCTCGAGATCCTGAAGTTCGACGCCGACTCGAGCCGGGTCTTCATCGCGGCGCCGACGTTCATGACGCAGGAGATGTCGCGCGCCGACGATGGGACGTGGACGCTCGGCACGTTCACGTTCTCCGACACGTTCAACGGCAAGATCGCGCAGCCGTTCTATGACAAGTTCAACCGGATCGACGTGACGATGGGAATCGCTGCCTATACCGGCACCGGCGTTGCGATCACGTTTTCCGATGACGTGCTGGAAGCCGGCCATGTCGGTCTGCGCTTCCGCTACCTGACCCGCTGCGAGGTGCTGATCACGGCGGTCACGGACGGGCAGAACGGCGAAGTCACGATCATCGATGATCTCTATCCGACGCTGCTGGTGTCGGTCGCGGACTCTTCGAAATACAAGGTCGGCCAGGTCGTGCGCGGCACGGTGTCGTCAGTGAACGGTATCGTGGCCGGCGTGCCGTCGGGCACGTCGCTGAACGTCCTGCTGCTCGAGGGTTATGATCACTTCGTCTATGACGGCGGGGATCCGGCCGCGACGGACACGCTGGTCGGCGACGAGGGCCAGGAGAAGCTGACCGGGGCGCCGTCGGTTGTGGCGACGCCGTCGACCACGTCGATCTGGGACGAACAGCTGATCTCCGCGGTGCGCGGCTATCCCGGCGAAGTCACGGTTCACAAGTCGCGGCTGATCCTGTCGGCGTTCCCCCGCGCGACGGACGTGATCTGCGGGTCGTCGCTGGGCAACTTCTACAACTTCGAAGTCGGCGCCGAACTCGAGGATGCGTTCAACGAGGAACTTGGCGCGGACCCGAACAGCCAGATCGTGCATGTCGTCTCGACCGAACAGCTGCTGGTCTTCACCGACCGCGGCTTCTATTACCTGTCGGAGTCGCCGGAGAATCCGCTGGGTCCGGGCAATATCGAATTCTCCTGGGTCTCGCCGGACGGCGCCTCGTCGGTGGAGCCGGTGGAAGTCACCGAAGGGATCCTGTTCATCGATGACGCGGCCGAGCGCCTGATGATCGCCGCGATGACCGGCAACGTGCGCCGGCCGTGGAACGTCGCCGAGTTGTCAGAGACATCGTACGACCTGCTGACCGGGCCGAAGCGCATGGCGGTGGCGAACGGCCTGGACGGGCGCAGCGAGCGCTACGCGCTGGTGCTGAACACCGACGGCACGCTGGCGTGCATGATGTACCGGCGCGGCGCGGAAGTCGTCGGCTTCTCGCAATGGACGCATGGCGAGGGCACGTTCACCGACCTGACGGCGAGCCGCGATGAACTGTTCCTGACGTCGAAGGTGGGATCGCTCTACACGATGTCGAAGATGTCCTTCGATGCGACGTGCGACGATGAACGCGCCTATACCTCGGCCGTGACCGCGCTGAACGGGCTGACCGGCTATGTCGTGCAGGACGGCGCAGTGATTGCCTCCGGGGTTGTGGCGAGCGGCCTGGTTGCCGGCGCGGCGGCCGGATCCGGGCTGACGATCGGCTTCGACTTCGACACCAACGTCACGCCGGCGCCGCCGATCGATCCGGTGCGCGGCTGGGGCCGGGTGCGGGTGCCGATCATCTGGGTCGACGTGATGAACACCGGCACGTTCTACATCGGCGATACTGAATTCCTGCCGTTCGGGCCGACGGACCCTCTGGACGACCCGGGCAAGACGCGCTCTGAAGTGGTGCGCGCGCATATGCTGGGCTGGTCGGAAGAGGCCACGCGGCCGATCGGGCAGCACAAGGGCAAGGGCTGCAAGTTTGACGTGCGGTCGATCACGATGGAGGTCTCGCGCTGATGGCTGCTGCAGCTGTTCCGATTATGATCGCGTCATCGCTGGTCGCGGCCGGCGCGTCGATTGCGCAGGGATTCTCGCAGCGCAACGCGATGAAGTCGCAGGCGAAGGCGGCCGAGCTGGATGCCAAGTATTCGCGCCTCCGCGCGACACAGATCGGCGGCCAGCGTGAGGAAGAGACCAACCGCGTCATTGCGCAGATCAATTCAATGCGTGTCGGCCGCGGCCTGAACCTGGACAGCGCGACAGGCCGGGCGCTGAGATCGAAGGCGCGCGAGCGCGGCGACGCCGTGAAGCGCCAGGACGTCTCGAATGAGATCGTCGGGCGCGACTCGAGCATCTTCAAGGCCAAGGGCCTGCGGTCCGCTGCATCGGTCGCGCCGATCGTCGGCTTTGCAAACGCCATCGGCGACATTGGCCAGGCCGTCGGCACCGCGTTCCCACAGAAAGCAAGCTGATCATGCCCCTTCCCGAGATCCAGCGCCGCCCTCTGGCGACAAGTCAAAGCGGGTTTTCCGAAGGCGCCGGCGTTGCCGAGCGCGCGCAGGGTAGCCTGTTCGAAGGCCTGGCCAATGCGGCCCGTCAGCTGCGCGCGCAGCTGCAGCCCGAGGTCAACCAGCAGGCCCGCGACCAGGCCGCTGAAGACGTTGTGAAAGCGGCCGAGGCGCGCGAGGACGGCACCTTCGTCGTGGAGACGCCGCGG